AAAGAATTCAAACGGGTTGCTGCTCTATTAACAGAAGTTGAAATCATCACGGAAGCGGACATAAGCATGTTGGCTGCCTATTGTAATGCCTATTCGCAGTATGTATCAATTTCTAAAATTATTGAAGAAGACGGGATCATGGTCCATACGGAAGGAAAAGATGAAGACGGCAACCCAATAAAGCTTGTTGGTGAAGAGCATCCGTTATTAAAGCGGCAAAAGAATTATTTTGATCAAATGAAATCAGCAGCGAATGACTTTGGCCTTACACCGTCTGCTCGGGCAAAACTTGCTATTACTCGTACCCAGGAGGAGCGGGAAAAGACGGCTGCGGAGAAGGAGTTTAAAAACGTATGAAGACAATCAAACAGTTTCTCATTGATTACTCGCGCGATGTGATATCGGGTGAGATTA